GAAGTCATCGAGCTGATTCGGTGGAACGCGCTCGAAGGACTGGTCCAACGTCTCTACGCAGCAGGTGCCGCTTCCCGCAGTGCTGTCAACTCCCCGGCGAAGCTGTCCGATCTGAAAAAGATCAGTCGCAGTTTCCGCCGTAACCGCGCCAAGAAGATCACGCGCATCATTTCGGCCACGCCGAAAGTTGCGACTGAGCCGATCAAGGCCGGTTTCATCCTCATCGGTCATACTGACTGTCTGCCCGACCTCGAAGCCCTTCCCGGGTGGATTCCGGTCGCGAACTACAGTTCCAGCAGTGAAGGCCNTGCCGAACGAAGAAGGGTCGATTGACCAGTTCCGCGTTCTGCTGTCCGACGTGTTCGAGCCGTGGGAAGCAGCCGGTACGTCCGGCACCACGTACCTCTCGGGTCGTGTCGAGGTTTCCTCGGCCACAGCCTGCGACGTGTACCCGCTCGTTTGCCTCGCCCGTGACGCTTACGCCATGGTCCCTCTCCAGGGTCTTGGCGCAGTTACGCCTTCTATGCTTCTCCCGAAGAAAGCTCCTGGCGATCCTATGGGTCGTGTAGGTAGCGTTTCCTGGGAAGCAGACCAGGCGTGCGTCATCCTCACCCAANCCTTCATCGCTCGGTTGGAAGTTGCGTGCAGCGCTACTCCTCCGACGAATGAGTAACAAGGAGGTAACCAGACATGGCACTACGTCAAGTAAGCGGAACGTTTGATGCCACAGGCGCTGATCTCTACATCTGCATCGGGTTCGTTCCTGATTGGGTGAAGATCCGCAGCTTGGAAACGACCAACGAAGAGTATGCCGAGTGGAATCGCAATATGCGTTCCGCAGAGATGTTCGGCGGCATTACCCTGGATGATGACGGGACGTTGAGCCCCGTGACCATCGGCGCGGGTATCGCTGAATATCTGGGCGGCGACTACGTTTCGGCGGCCTCCACCACGTACCTTCAAAAGTACTCCAAGGACCAGCGCGATGCTGGCTCGGGCGGCACGATTACCCGGTGGGTCTCTGATACGCCGGCAAGTCGGACTGGTCATTTCGACAATCCTGTCAACACCACATATGTGGGTGAGGGTTCGATTATCGAGATCGGTCGTGAAGCTGCCCCCGGTCGCGAACGTTGCACGCTCCTGGCTCTCACCAACGACGGCGACGCCGCTGATGAGGTGACCTTGAGCAAGTCCCTCGGGTCGGACCAGGTGTTGTATGTCTCCCGGATGTACGACTACTGGGGCGTTGCCGCAGGAACTACCACGAAGCCTGGATTCTTCATTGATTCCACGTCGTCTATCAACACTGATAACGACATGTGTTTCTTCGAAGCCGGTACCTTCGATTGATCATGCTGAGTTGGCCCGCCCCGGCTTTGGCTGGGGCGGTGCCGATTCGGATTTAACCATCGCAGAGTCTACAGCAAAACAAGGAAGCGAAAGACCATGGCGAGACCATCCAGAAGCAAAAAGACCACAGCAAAGAAGCCTCCAGCAAAGCCAACGACAGCGGAAGAGGTCAGGAATGAACCTGACCCATCAATCGAAGAGCAGGCGCTAGCGGATGCCGCCGCTGCTGCCGGCGATGACGATGATGACGATGATGACAGCGCTGCTGTCGAGATGGATGAACGGGAGAAGGAGCTCGAAGAGCTTCGGGCAGAGCTCGCTAGACGCGAGAAGGCAAACGCACAGCTCAAGGCCGATCTGAAGAAGTCGAATGAGCAGGTTGCCGCATCAAGCATCAGCAATGACGATTTCCGAGAGAAACCGCCGCCGGGGAAGTACTTCTACTACCTAGTGCGGTTTGATCCAAAGCGAAACGAAGGCGACACCGAGATGGTGATGGCTGCAGTAAACGGCGACTGGATGAACTGGCAGCGCGGCGTTGAGACCGTTCTTCGCAGCGACTACAAAGAAGCGCTGGAGAATGCGTGTACCGCGAAGTTCACGGTTCTTCCTGGGCAAGACCGCAAAGAAGTTGGATCGCTTCAAACGTATACCTTCAACATCCTTAAGAAGATCACCAAAGCCGAGTACGAGAAGCGGGTGAGAGAAGGTAACGCAAAACTGAGACAATCTATCGCAGGTTAACCAATGAGCATCAGCACACTGAATGAACTGGCAATCAAGGTAGTTGCCGATATGCCCTCTTTCCCTCCTGAGAACGTCGTCCTCGACAAGCTCCGGTGGGCCTGGGAGGAACTACTAGAAGGTTCTGAGGTGTGGCGTGAAGAACTCGACCCGATCGACGCCGTGGAGGATCAGGCAGATTACACTCTGACCCCCTCCGCTGGCGTCGTTATCCGCATCATCAAGGTTGAGGTTGATGACACCGAACTGGATCCTAGCGAATACAAGATGACATCGACCGATACACTCACGTTTGAAGAGGATTCGGTACCAACGGACGATGGGACAGACAATATTGACGTTGAGGTGGCGATCGCACCTGACATCAACGGTACGAACGGTCCCGCGTGGGTGCTCAACAGATTTTCGAAAGGGATTGTTCATGGCGCCAGGTTCGCGCTATATCGCATGTTGCGCAAGCCTTGGACAGATCCTGACCCCAATTTCAGAAACCGCGATGCAGAGAAAGAGCTTTGGGAAGAAGCTATCTCCAAGGCGATCATTGCACGCCGGCAACACAGAACTACGAGGCCGGTAGGCTTCAGCGCATAAAAACAGGAGCATACCATGGCAACTAGACTTCCTCTTCTGGCGGATTGTCTGATCAACATCAGCTTCCATGCCGATGACCTTGTCCACACGGTCGCGTTTGACGCTGATGGTGGGACCAACACAGAGGGTCTTCTGACTCTCACAAACGACGATGGCGCATCGACCGTTGTCTTGGATACGTCCAATACGCTTGCGTTGCTCGTAGCGGCCGTGAAGGCCGTTCGCGGGTTTGACTGCAGCCCGACACCTGGACTGCTCTCAAGCATGGATACGCAAAAATCTGCGTTGACCCAGCGTGTTATCAGCGACATGTCCGCGACCGAAGTCACCAAGGACGGGATGAAGGCGATGGTCTTCACAAACGACTACGAAGCCTGCGCCGCGTCGAGTACGGTAGCCCTGGCTACTGCGGTTGCGATTCCGACACATCTCGAAGAGAATGCGGTTCTCTCCTTTGTCGTAGATGGTGCGGACGCTGGCGCAGCCGGCGACGCTACCATGAACTTCCTTGGCAACAACCTGGGCAACGAAGTCGACCTTCCCGGGGTGTTCCCAGCAACGGACATTGAAGCGGCATGGGATACCATCGCTCCGGTTACGGCCCCCACGGTCGCCATCAACGGCGCTACCGAAGTCCGCAAGGACGTGGCCATGGATCTCTCGATGGTCCGGCAGATAAAGCTGTATAGCGTAGGCAATGCAGCTAATGCCGTAGTCAATGTACATGGTTGGCTCATTCTACCTTAAAGGAGGTGCGTCGTGGGTAAGAAGCTCTTAACCGCAGAGCAGATCGAGGCCAAGAAGAATGTCGACAACTCGCTGATTACGGCGATTGACGGCGAAAAGTTCGAACCGCTTGTAGAGCCTCGGGGTGTAGTTCTGAAGGTGGATGATCATTGCTACACATGGTCATTATGGCATTCGGTATTGGGTGAGCGCAAACGTCTTCTGTATTGCGAGCTTCCATTTGAAACTGCGGCTGACTGTGCGAAACATTGCCGGCGCATCCTCGGTATGGCCTGGAACCTTGAAGTGGAGGGTGAAGACCAGTGAGTGACACGAAAGTAGCTGAAGCGCTGGAAGGGTTGACAAGAGAAGTGCAGGGGCTTTCCGGGAAACTTGACACCCATATCCAGGTGCAGGAAGAGAAGTGCGGTCACGCGCATAAGTCCATCTGCGATTTGCAAGAGGATGTGTACGGCAAGAACGGTTCGGAAGGGCTGAAGACCGGGCATACCAGGCTGTCGACCAAGGTTACAGTTGTTTTCGGCATCGTCGCTGCATCGGCGACGGCATCTATCGGTAGCCTGATAGCGTGGGCGCTTTCACTCATCAACAGCGGAGCTGCAACGAAATGAGCATCACATCAGGCAACGTAATCGACCGCGCTCGGCAACTCCTGGCCGACGCCGCAGAGGACGAAACGATCATCGACGCCGAATACATCGCATCGCTGAATCGCGCGCAACGGCAACTGAAGCAAGACCGTCCTGAACTGATGATAAGTTCAACGGGGGTAACTGAAACCTACGCCGATTCGACCGTGGTAGGCGATACGCTGATTTGGCCCGATGAGTTCATTAAGGCGCTGGCAGAGTATATCTGCTACGACATCCTGAGCGACGACACTCACGACCGGGCTAACCGTGAAGAAGCAGAGTTCCGGTATAACAGGTACAAACGAGAGATTTCCGCATAGAACCCATAACTCAGCATGACGAAGGACAACCATGAGCGAAAAGACAAAGAAACTGACACTGACCATTCGTAGGTGCATCGACATCCTCAATTTCAGTGAATTTGGCCCGGGCGGAAAATTGCCGGGGATTGAATGGAGCTTTTTCCTAGCGTGTATATCGTGCAACACTGTGCTGATGAAGCACAAGAAAGCGGCAGACGCGGCAAAAGATGTGAAGAACATCGCGGAGGGCAAATCCAAATCCGAAGGTAAAAAACTGGTCGAGTCCTGGGAAGAGTTTGTAAGAGCCCGGGCTGAGTTGCAGAAGGCCCATGCCAAGACCGAGAATGGTCAACCTATGGTGGTAGGGAAGACTGTCATCATGGAAGACCAAGCGGCTTTCCAATCCGCCTTTGAGGAACTGAAAGCAAAATACCAAGACGCTATTGATGCTCGCGAAGAGCAGCTGAAACGGGTGAATGAAAAACTTGATAGCGAAGTAAGCATTACCCTGCCGACAATCGCGAAAGCCGATCTCCCTGATCAAATCACACGCGAAGCGATTGGGCCGCTGGCAATGCTTATTCGATAAAGGAGAGCCATGTCAACCTATTACGTTACTCTAGATGACGTACAAACTGACGTTTCGCTGACTAACCCTGATCCTGATCCGGGCGGCAACTACGATAGCGTAGTTACATCGTTCAACGGGCGTCGGGGCGTTGTAACGCCGGCGACAAATGACTATTCAGCGAGTCAGATCAATAACGACAGTACGGTCACTGGTGATAAGGTAGATGACGCTCTTGAATGGCTTGATGCGAACAAGGTGGGCCTTGGGTCTGCGCTGACTGAAAACTACCTTCCCAAGGCAGATTCGAATGGTGACCTTGTCGACTCCCTGCTTATCGACACAATCGGCACAGGCGCGGTCACTCTGGTAAAGACAGGCACTACCGCCAGAACGTGGACGTTTCCCGACGCAGCCGCAACGTTTGTTGGCGCTGACACAACACAGACGTTGACCAATAAGACGATGGATTGGGCTTCGAACACTATGTCGTTTACGAGTGCGCAGGCTGCGACGGCATGCTCAGATGAAACCGGTTCTGGCGCACTTGTGTTTGCCACATCCCCAACGTTCGTCACACCAGCGCTCGGAACGCCCGCCAGCGGAGTACTGACAAACTGCACTGGTCTGCCGATCAGTACAGGTGTAAGCGGGTTAGGTGCGAATGTTGCTACGTGGCTGGCAACCCCGTCTAGCGCCAATTTGGCGAGTGCTGTTACTGATGAGACCGGCACCGGTGCGCTGGTATTTGCGAATACCCCGAGCTTGGTCACCCCGGATATCGGCGCGGCTACGGGAACGTCCTTGGTAGCTACTGGTGCGGCAGGGATAAAGACCTTGCAAGCTGCAACTCAAGACGGCTTTCGCATTCTTGGCCGTGCAGGCGGCACGGGTTCGTACGTTGGCACTGCCACGGTCACAACGTTATCAGCAAATCGTACATACACTTTCCCCGACAGTGATCTTGATTTGAGCACGTTGGCAGACGCTGTGCAGGGAAAATCCAACCTCACCACGCAGTATCGCGGCGTGTTCGTTGATTCCGTTGCCGGCACGGTGACCGAGTCGAGTTCTATCGTGACGGATGCGAGTGGGAATCTATTACTCGGTCAGGACATAACGTTTGAGTATGAGAACGGTGCCAGAACAATTAGTATAGAAAATGCCGGCAGCGGTGCTCATGACGTCCATCTGACCCTAAAAGCGGCCGACAATGCGGCTAGTGGT